AATAAATATATTAGAAAATATAAATGATATTGGATCAGACGACTATATACAATTGGAAATTCCAGAATAAAAAGGTGGATTTATATACCTATAAAAATAACATATTATAATAAAATAATTTAAAAAAAATTGAACTAATATATTATAATGGTACCCTCAAACACAAATACAACAATCATGGCTACTGCAAGTAAAATACAACAAACTATTGAATCTGAATCCCATAGATTAAAGTATAAGTGGAATTTATGGGCACATCTACCTCAAGATCCAGATTGGACGCTTAAAAGTTACAAAAAAATTTTCCAATTTAAAACAGTGGAGGAAACTATTGCTATTACGGAAACTCTACCAGAAGGTCTAGTAAAAAACTGCATGTTATTCGTTATGAAAGACGGAATAACACCTATGTGGGAAGATACTAGAAATAGAAATGGTGGATGCTTTTCCTATAAAGTTTCTAATAAAAATGTATTTGAAGTATGGCGTGATTTATCGTTTGTTCTTGTTGGAGAAAGTATTAGCAACAATGCATCGTTTGTAAATAGTGTTGCAGGGATTACCATTTCACCTAAAAAAAATTTCTGTATTGTTAAGATTTGGATGACCAATTGTGATCATCAAAATCCACAGGTTGTCACCTCTGAAGTAAAAAATTTAAGTCCTCAAGGGTGCTTGTTTAAAAAACACACACCTGAATTCTAAACCAATTTTAATTTTCATTTATAAAAATATAAATTAATTTTGTATAATTTTACATGAATATTACTTAAATATTATTTAAAATAAAATATAATGAAATATCCTTTTATTTTATTTTTTCGTTATGATAAATACAATTATATAGATACCTTTTTTAAAGATAATTCACATCTTATCGAATGTTCATTAAATATAATTAATAATTCTGAAAAACTAAATCGTTTTTATAAACAGACATATTCTTTATTAATAACTTTTGGACCATGCAAAGATGAATATAATGATGAGTTGTTCAAGTATATTAATGATTATGAAACAAATGTTCGAATAATTCATATAAATAGTATCTCGGATATACATGAGTTTAATTTTTTAGTAAATGAAATATATATTAGTAACTGTGCATTAGATCGATCCAATTTAAGACCCATTTTTTCTATTTTTACAACAACATTTAATTCATTCGAAAAAATTATTCGAACATTTAATAGCCTAAAAAAACAAACACTATGCAAATGGGAATGGGTTATAGTAGACGATTCGCCAGATGATACTAATTTCAATTACTTAAAAACACATTTAACATGTGATAACAGAGTAAGACTATATAGACGATTTGAAAATAACGGCTATATAGGAAATGTTAAAAATGAAGCAGTTTCATTATGTAGAGGAAAATATGTATTGGAACTAGATCATGATGATGAAATTTTACCTTTTGTTTTAGAAGAAGCTGTCACACTATTTAATGAAAATTCGGATATAGGATTTATTTATATGGACTTTATTAACCTTTACGAAAATGGGGATAACTTTTGGTATGGAGACCATATTTGCAAAGGTTATGGATCTTATTATTGCCAAAAATATAATGATAAATGGGTTTATGTATATAATACTCCTAATATTAATAATATTACCTTAAGTCATTTAGTTTGTTGCCCTAATCATCCAAGAATATGGAGAAAAGAATTATTAGTAAAAATCGGAAATTATTGTGAATATTTACCAATTTGTGATGATTATGAAATTATATTAAGAACTGCAATGCATACAAAAATTGCAAAAATTCATAAAATGGGTTACATACAATATATGAACAATGAAAATAATAATTTTTCTTTAATAAGAAATGAAGAAATCAATAGAATTGGACCTAACTTTATTAGTCCTATTTATTACCAACTATTTGACATTCATGAAATAATGAAGGAACAAAATGCATATGAGGATGAGAAATATTTGGAAGAACATACTATTATTTGGAAACGAGATCCAACTAACTATCAACATAAATATAGTAATTTGTTAGTTAATCCACAATATGATTGTCAATTTTGTATTATTGGACTAGATGGATTATTAAAAAATATGGTTTTAATAACAGATTTATATAAAACCAGTGAAAATGACTTTATTGTTTTAGAAAATAAATGCAATATAGAATGTTTATGGAAAAAACTAGATGAATTCGGATTTACGAAAATGAAATGTTACTCATTAATAGATGAGACAGAAGAAACATTAATACATTTTTTTAAAACATGTTACCTATCTACAAACAATTATCAGATTTTATCAGCAAATATTATTAGACCAAAATATAATACCCTACTTAGTGAAAGACATGAGGTTATTAATGCTTTAACAAATCCTACACAACACTATTTGGAGATTGGTATAGAATATGGTTACACATGTTCAAAAACGCATTTCTTAAATAAAATTGGAGTAGATCCTGATCCAAAATGCAATTCTATTGTAAATGGAAGAATATACAATTGTAATTCCGATCGTTTCTTTGAAAATAATACTAACAATTTTGATGTGATTTTTATTGATGGTATGCATCATTGTGAAAATGTTTTAAGAGATTTTAATAATAGCGTGAAGATACTAAATAAAGATGGTATTATTTTTATGGATGATATTTTACCTCTCAATTATAACGAACAAATAAAAATCCCAATAAAACACTATTATGAAAACGATATTTTAAAATATGGAGAGGAGTGGACAGGTGATGTGTGGAAATTTGTATATCATTTACTACTTTATTATAGTGATAAAATTAGTTTTGTATATTTTTATAACATAAATTATAGAGGTATTATTCGTATTAAAATATTGGAACATTTTAAAGTGTTAGTAAGCGACGATGACTTGAATAAATACGACTATTTTCATAATTTTAATCATTATTTAAGATTAATAGAAAATTTATAAATAAAAAATTATTTATAATGTATAAATAATAAATAATATTAAGTATATAAATAGTTAAAAAACATACATTATAACTATTTATATGGATCTAATAATTACTGAAAAAAAACCAACTATTTGTTTAAATATGATTGTAAAAGATGAATCGCATATTATCGAACAAACATTAGAAAAATTATGCAATAAAATAAGTTTTGACTATTGGGTTATTTGTGATACCGGATCTACTGATCTAACTCCACAAATAATTACAGATTTTTTTAATAAAAAAAATATAAGGGGTGAATTACATCACGACGAATGGATTAATTTTGCTCATAATAGAACATTAGCATTACAACGAGCCTATAGAAAAACGGAACTGTTGTTAGTATTTGATGCTGATGATGAACTTGTAGGAAATATAGTGATGCCTGAACAAGTTTTATTTGACGAATATCATTTAAAATTTGGATCACCTGCTGGAACTACTTATACCAGAGTATTACTCATTAATAATTATAAAAAATTTGAATATCAATCTGTTATACATGAATTTATATGTTGTTTAGAACCAGGTTCAAAATCAACCGTAATAAATGGCGAGTATTTTGTTGTATCAGGAAGAACTGGTAATAGAAGTTTGGATCCAAACAAGTATTTAAAAGATGCACTTATTCTTGAGAAGGCTCATGCCGATGCATTATCAAAAAATGACCCATTATTTCATCGATATTCTTATTACTGTGCTAATAGTTATAAAGATTGTGGTAAATTTGAAGATGCTATTAAATGGTATAAAATTACATTGGGTCAAGAAAATCAATGGAACCAGGAAAAATATACTGCTTGTTTATATATTAATGATTGTTACAATGCATTAAATCAAAAAGAAGCTGGTTTTTTTTATTTGGTTAAAGCATTTGCATATGATCCAGACAGAGTAGAATGCTTATACCCTTTATTAGTGTATTATTGTTGTGAAAACATGCATCATGTCGCCTACAATTATTATTTGATAGTAAAAAATTATTATGAAAATCGGTATTTGGAAGATGATATTTCCAAAAAATTATTTGTAATTGTTGATAAATATAATTTTTTTGTTCCATATTACATGATTTTAATTGCTGATAAGGTGCAAGATTTTAAATGTGTCGTAAGAATGTATGAAATTGTTTTTCAAAAAAAACAAATGATGTTTGAAGAATGGTATGTAAAAAATCTACTTTATAATTTGCAATTCTTTCTTCAACATGTTTCAAAAGAAAATACGATATTTATTCCACTAGCAATTGATTATATACGATTTTTATGCAATAATGGGGTAAATTTACGTTCATTTGATTTTTTAACCAAAGATGTTTATAAACAGTTTGGTATAAATTTGGACTATATTTTTGTAAAGGAAGTAACTAACAAATCAAGTAAATTTTCTGAGGAAGAATGTAAAAATAGCAAAAATATATTGGTTTATACCGGTTTTTCTGATATTAATTGGAATTATACATATATGTCAAACAATGCATTAGGAGGTTCAGAAAAAGCGGTTGCCTATTTAACAAACTGTTTTCCAAAAGAGTATCATATTTTTGTTAGTGGACATGTGGAAAATGAAACAATTGATAATATTCAGTATATACATCTAAATCAACTAACAAAACTTATAAATGAAATACCATTTCATACTGTTATTGTGTCAAGATATATATCTTTTTATGAAATGTTTAAAGAGTGTTGTTTTTATCAATCGTTTATTTGGGCACATGATGTATTATTGTTACCATATGGCTGTAATTTACAAGATGATCAAATTATAACAAAATGGAATAATTATATTACTGGTTGCATCTGTTTAACTGAATGGCATCGTAATTTATTTTTACAAA